CGCGCCGTAAGCACGCTCTCAACCGGTGCGCTGGCAATCTGCCGTCGTAAGGTGCGCCCCATCTCTTGGGCTGCCTGCTCCCATGCTCGGCCGTCGCGCTGCAACACTTCAAGATGCATGCGCTTGGTAACGGCGATGGCCCATGGCTTGATCGTGGTGCCGTATTCCATGAGCATGGCGTTAAGCCTTCGGGCTTGGTCCAGGCTTAGTTCGCCGCTGCCGGTAAAGCCCTTTACCAAGGTGCCTACTTGCCGGGCTACCGCTGCCAAGGCTCGCATATACTGCTGCTCGGCCCTGCGCACCTTAAGCCAGCGCTCTTGCTGGGTCCGGCGCAACTGGGCAGCAGATAGACGAGCCTTGGCATTACTTGTCAGCGGCATTAGCTATTGCACCCTCACACATCTCACGATCGACTTGCAGGAATATGATACTCTCGTCAAGTTCGGGCAAGGTGTAGTACCAGTGACAGAACCCACATAGCAGTACTTCCATCATCGCACCGCTATTCGTAGCTACCTGAAGTACCTTTTCAGCTAGCTGCTTGGTTCCGTTGCCAATACAGTGTTGACAAAGCACCTTGGCCGCCCCCAACCACAGATTGCAATGTAAGGCAAGCCCTAAGTGCGGGGCAAGGAGCAACTATGGAATTTATGCCCCGCTCATAGGTGTTCTAAAGCACGCTTACATTACCGGGCCTGTGGGCTTATCATCCTCTTCGTCAGGAGCTTCCTCGTTGCGCAGCTTGGCTACACTTTCCTGCCCGGTGTTGCGCTCCTGCGCTGTGCGTACTTCGGTGGGCATGGGCGGCCCCAAGTCGGCCAGACTTGCGACGTAGGCATCGTCTATGTTTTCAAAGTAGCCGGTTACGCTGTTGTTGCTCTGCAGGTCGCGCACGGCCATTTCCGGAGTGTAGATACCGCGATCAACCAGATCGGCAACCATCGTAGCTGCCTTGGTTGCAATATCAATCTTATCCGTTTCCTCAAGCTGCCACAGGGGCGTGAACTCGGCTTCAAAGCTTTCGTTGATTTTAATGCCTTCACTTATGGCTGCGCAGCGGTACACCTTATTCACAGGCACGTGCAGGGTACGCTTTTGGAACTGCAGAATGTTGTCGTAGTACAGGCGCAGATCACTTTCCCCGGTGCTGTTAAGCCCTGCCGGGCTTTGCCCGAACAGCCGCACCAGCGGGATGCCGGTGGCCCCGGCCAACTGCTGCCCGAACTGCACCAAGGCATCGTTAAGGCCGCTAAAGCTGGGGGCCGTGGCAACGTCAAACTCATCTTCACCGTCCAGCAGGGTAATGCCTTCTATGCTCTGGAACCGGGCCATCATGTCAATGTACTTAACAACGCCTTCCAACATGTCCCCGCCCTGTGCAATTACGTCACGCAGGCCGTTCATCTTAATGGTTCGCAGGTAGCTCTTGTATACCAGTTGGGCCGCGCCGGTAGTGGCACTGTCAAAGGCAATCATGCGGTCATACAAGCGCTCCAGCACGCTGGCGCTCCAGCCGTTCTCACTCATGCGTTGCCAGTAAGTAAGCTGTGTGCCTTCGGCGCGGAACAAACGGCTGTAGTGGATGCGCATACCGCGCAGCGCCGGGCTGGCCACGATGCGGTAATACATGGGCTTGCCCAAGTCCGGTCCCAGCTCCGTAACTACTTCGCTGGTGCTGAACACGTCCACCATCCAGCGGTCCAGGGGCAGCACGCCACGGAACGCCCCCTTGGCAATGCTGTCCTCATTCAGGGGCGTCTCCATGTCCTGTCCGTCAATAAGGATAACGCCAATGGCCCCGCCATACAGGCGACCCCACTTGATGGTTTCGTTCATAGCGCCCCACACGTTCAGGCGCGTCATAACGTCTTCAACCTTCTTAACGTCTTCGCTCTTAATGTCGCCGCGTATGGTTACTCCGGCCCGCGTTGCGTCGTCGGCTATAACGTCTACCGCCATGCCTCCGATCCAACTGCCTCGGTGGATCCACTCCAGCAGCGTACGGACTCGCGTAATCGGGTTGTACCCATAGGTGCTGTTACTCATCTGATTGCCGGTGCCCATGCCCAGCTTCGCGGCGAAGTTCTGGAAGCTGTCAAGCGCCTTGGCCCGGCCCCGCGCCTTGGCGTCAGCAACGTTGAAGTTGCCCTTCAGCGCAGTGTTGCGCACCCCTATGGTCTTAAGCATTACGCAGTCGCCTCCAACGGAATTTCGCCAAGCCACTGGCGCATTGCATGTTCGAGTTGCGGGTTGCGCACCGCATCTATGCGCACTATACGCTCGTTCGGCTGGTAGATAAAGCTGCAACTGCTGTCGCCCAAGAACGCAGTGCCGCTATACCCGTTCATGGCAATGCGCAGCCCAGCGGTACGGCCCTGCCGTATGCGAATGATGCTGCCCTGCCACTGCTCCATGCCAACGGCGATGCGCAGCATTCGTACCTGTGCTTTGACGTTTATGTCCGTAGCCTGTGGTGGCTCCGTTGCCGGGGGCTGGGGCGCAACAACAGGGCCACGCCCGATTCGTGCCAGTGTGTCCATCAAATGCTTGCTGCTCTTTTTCTTTGCCATGGTACGCTCCTTTAGTTGGCCCGGCCCAGCTTGGCCCACGTTGCGCTGCTGCCCCGGCGCTTAATGTAACCGTCAAGGGCATAGCGCAGCGCATCCATCCAGTGGTTATTCGCATCTACGATTATGGGCAACGTAAGCCCGGTGTTCTTGTCTACCTTGTAACTGTACAGCCGGAACTCACGCAGGGCGTTCTTGCAGCGGGGGTGCACGTGTATAACTTTGAAGCCCTTGATGTGCGTGATGCCATCTTCTACGCTGCCCTGCCACTTGTCTGCCGGGGTAATGTTCAGGCCGCCCACCCGCTTTACGTAGCTGATAGTCTCGGGCCGTGCATTGTCGGCCTTAATGGGCCAGTCCGTGGCCCCGGGCAGCTTCTTTATCTCGTCGGCGTTGTTTTCCAGTTCAATGCCTGCCGCGCCGCATTCATAGTCAATCCATAGCTCCTCGGCTGGGGCGCTGCCTGTCTTATAGCAGCGCAGCCCGGCCAAGGGGTCATTAGCAAAGCCCCAGTCCACACCGAAGAAGAAACGTGCATCCCACGGTGCCTCGAAGTCTTCCATAACGAACTTGCCCTTGTAGATAACCGCATCGCCCATCTTCTTGGGCATACCGCCCCATATGTGGTCGTAGTTATCCGGGTCGTTCGTAAGGCAGTACACGCGCTCCAACTCCAGCGCCTGCGGGAAGTGTGGGTTGCTGTCCCAGTTCACATGGGCGCACCAGCTATCCGGTGGGGTATTAACCACCAAGCGCTGATACGTATCGTCTTCCTCTTCGTTGGGGTTGAACGTGGTGATGATCTCACTGCCATCCTTGCGGATGGTGGGGATAAGCATCTGCCAGCTTTCTTTCGTAACTAGCTGGGCTTCTTCAATCCACGCCTTGTCCAAGCCTTCTAACGACTTAATCTCATTGGCGTTGTGGTGCAGGCCCTTGAAGATAAACTCACTGCCGCTTAGCAGGCCGCGGATGCTGTTATCCGTAATGTAGAACCATGGGGCAAGGCCCAAGCGCTCAATAGTATCCTTGAGCAGTTTGTGCACGCTGTCCTTGATGCTGTTCTGGTATTCACGGAAGCAGCCAATACGTAACTGTTGGCTGTACGCTTGGACTACTAGGTAGCGGGCTGTCTCCCAGCTTTTGCCCCCGCCTCGGCCACCGTACATCGTCTTGTAACGGTGCTTGCGCCACAGGCCCGCGTAGTGCGCCGGTACTTCCAACGCGCTCTGCGCTTGGGCCACCATCGTGGCCATGGCTACTGGAGCTCCGTCTTAAAGTGGCGTAGCAGCATGCAGTCCAGGCACTCAATGCTTTCCTTCTGCAGCCCTGCCTCGGGGGTCATAACGAAAGGCTTGGGTGGGTTGGTGCCGTAATCGTAAAAGCACGTTCGGCACATGCGCACGCCTAATCGTAACAGCATGTATTTCGTATTGTAGCCTATCACCTTCACTTCTGGCCCTCGATCTGTTTATGGGGTGGGGGTGCAGCCACTACGCGGGCATCCTTGCTGAG